CCCACGAGGGGATGCTGCGTGTTGAAGAGGGTCACGCCGTCGCCGGAGGTGAAAGCACCGCCAGAGAAGCCGTTGTTCAGCGGATAAGCCGCCTTGACCTGCTTCGTGTAAGCCATCGCACGGGCAAGAGCCTTGGTATAACGAGCCGAGAGGCTGTCATACAGGTTGTCTTCCATCGCTTCTTCAGTGATGGAGAAGCCCATAGCGATTGTTTCGTGGTTGTAGCGAGCCGTCCACGCTTCCTGCGCATTGTCGTAGCTGATGGCAGCGCCTTCAGCCTTGACAGGAGCGGCAGCGAAGCCGGAGAGCTGGACTTCTTCTTCGAACGAGCGTTCAGAAGATTCGGTCTCGTAGATTTCCTCATGCTCGTTTTCGTACTTCTTGTACTCCAGACCGAACAGAGCGTTCAGACCGGGGAGCAGTTCTTTAAGGAGTTGTGCGCGCGAAATAGCCATTTGTCGTTACTCCTTAGAGGCCAGTTGGGTTCATGTAAGCATGACCACCAGCGATCGCAGTAGCGCCCGCATTCGGCATGTTCCACTTGACCAGAAGGTCAGTGTAAGCATCGCCAACAGTGGAGGTTGTGCTTTCCACGAAGCCGACGATGCGGAGTGGAAGGGTGTTTGTGGCAGCGGTGCTGTTATACACAGCAGACGTTGTCGAGTTACCAGTGCCCGTGTCGCCAGAAGCGGCGTTAAGGGCAATGTTGGTGCCGAGAGCTGTCTGAGCGACAGAACCGTCAGCCTGAACCTGCATCACCACATCGGGATCATCCACGACGTAAGCGTAGGCGTCAGAAGCCACTGTGCCTGTCGGCCAATACTGCTTCCAAACTGGAATCTTCAGGTTCGGGTCGGTGTAGGTGCAGCCAACGAAAATGCCAACGACGCCGGTTGTAGACGGAGTCGAGACAGAAGTCGTCACCACAGCCTTGTTGATGGTGCCGTCAGAGTAGATGTAGACGGGGTCACCGTAGAACAGATTGGCCGCATAACCCGAGGCAATCTTGATGAGGCGCGTAGAGCCAGCGTAGGGCTGACCGCCAATCAGATTCACGGGGCGAAGGCCATAAGGAGCTGCTGTAGCAGACATATGTTTTTACCTCGTTTTGGTTTGTTTTGGCGGTCAGTCGCTTGTTAAGGCTTCTTGCCGCCGCCGAATGTAACTCGCGTTTTATGCTCTGGTTTCATCAGAGGCATACGCGGGTCATTTTCACGCATGAAATTGCTGTCAACGGCCTCAGCCTGCTGCTCCGCCATCTGCTTGTAGTAAGCGTTACGCTCATCCACAACTTCAGCCGGGGCCTTACAGAGAAGAAGCCCACCAATTTCAATATTGTCTTGGAACTGGGAATTGCGGTCACGGAGAACCGTAACCTCTGGGTGCTCTTCAGCACGAACAGGTTCCCAACCCTGACGGAACTTGGAGCTAACATTCGTGTTGTCCACGGCACCCTGAGTCGCTGTGCGAACCCAACGGTATGTGTAGCCATCCTTCTGGATGGGCTCAGGCAACACGGACGGAGGCGTCCAGCCCTTCTTGCGCGAACTAGCTTCGCGGGTCTCGCTCTCGCGAGGAATGCGCTTATCAGCCATTTGAAGACCTCATTTTCTCGGCGGCATATTGCTCGACCGTAAGACCAAGACGCTTAGCGAGAGCGACCTCGGTAGCCGTCAGTTTAACTTGGGTGCGCGGCTTTGCAGCAGTGCTGCGGGATGCCGGTGCCACTACATTGGATGTCTGTTGACGAACAGGGCGCTCTGAACGGCTATCCTCGCCCGGGTCATCAAACATCTCAGGGAAACGCTTACGCATCTCCCCATCAAGTGTCTGCCAATACTCATCCGTGCGGGGATCAATACGGTCAAACACCACGATACGATCGTGGATGTGCTTCGCGTAATCCGTCATCAGACGGTCGCGACCGAACCAATTATTCTTCTTGGCCCAATCCACAGCCTTCGGGTCAGTCGGCGGGCTGACAACTGGCTGATATGCCGGTTGCTGCTGCACTGGCTGTTCCGGCTCCGTGTAAACGGGGCGGTAATTAACAGCACTGACCTTCTGGACAGAAAGCTCAGCAATACGCTCCTGTGCCGCCGCCAAAGCATCGGCATCACCAGCGTCGTAAGCTTCCTTAAACTTCTTACGAGCAAGCTCAAGATCGGACTCGACCTTGCTCTTTGCGTTCTCGACAAGGATTTCTTCACCCTTACGCAGGGCGCTTTCCATCCGTTTCTTTTCTTCCATCAGCCTCTTGGCGAGGCTAGTGGCTTCTTCAAGCTGACGCGCGGCCTCTTCTTTGGCCCGACGTTCCTCATGGAACTCATAGCGCAGCTTCTTGATACGCTTCTGGACGCCCTCGGAATACTGGGCGATCTCATCATCATTCGGGATTTCAGGCTCTTTCCCCTCTGGTCGGCGGGGTCGGCCCTTGTCCTGTTCTGGCGTATCATCAACAATTTCGATTTCCACCTCGTTGGATGGCTTGTCGTCCTTGCCGATAACAAAGTCGTTCGGTTCCGTATCCATTATGCCCTCTCAAAGACCTTCGGGTTTGAGACCACGCCCTCAACGGTATCGTCGTTGATAAGCCGGTACTCACGGCCCTTGATCTTGAATCGGGTTCCCGAGTAGGAACGGATGATTACCCAGTCGCCCGGCTTGCAATATGCACCACTAGGGAAGCGTCCCTCGTCGGCATAGCAATCTGGTCCCATGTCCAAAACAAGACCGAGCATTGAGGCGGTCTCCTCCTTCTTGCGAAGGTCGTCTGGCTTGATAATCCCGCCAGCCGTTTTTTCCTGAGAGTCAGGTAGGGCAACTAGAATCCGGTATCCTTTCGGAACCGGCAGATCAGCATCAAGCTGAGCAGCCTCAGCGTTGGTGTTCATTTTCAGCGACTTTCCGGTGTCGTACCGTTGTGTTGGAGAAAAGCGCA